CCGTTTTCTTTTCCCCAATCATTAAGGGCTTTCATTGATGTTGCTCTAACCTTTGTCCAAGTTCTGCCGATTTTGATTTCAAATACTTTAGTCATTTTGTTCTGTTTTTAGTGGGTTACCCCGTTAATGATGGCTCAAATATAAAACAATTGTTTTGAATAATCACAATAGTTAGGGCAAAAAAGTGAAATTATTTTTGGTTTGAACTCAATTCTGCTTGAAGTGGGCGTTCATAATCGCCTCTTGGTTCATCTCTATCTCCTTGTACATCTCCTCTGCATTAACCGCAGCATCGAAGATAACGTCTTGAGTGTCGATAATTGCCCGGACAGCGTAAAGAAGATAGACCAACAACCCCACAACCAACAGAACAAGGAACAGAATAGCGGTCAAAAGGAAGGTTGTCATCTTATTTTACCGTTGATGATGCGGAGGTTATCCACCTCGAAGTCTCCACCCTCTGAAATCTGCACAAAAGCGAAGCCGTGATTCCACTTATTGATTGGCATATACATCGGATTCATTTCACAAAGACACCCAGTTGACCATGTAGTTACAATTTTACCTTCTAAGTTGTTCTCGGTGTGCTCACTTGTTTGGTGGTTGTGTACACAAATAACACTTGCTTTGGCTCTCATGTAGTACCCTCGAGCTGGGTTGACCGGAGAGAATACCGACCGACCGAACTCATGCCCGTGAAGGATGTTCAGCTTGCCAGCTTTGATAATTCGCTTGTCTTGAATGAGTGTAACGCCGTATTCCCCGAACTTCAGCAAAGTGTCTAATGTGAACTCCGAAGTACCAAGCAACTCAGGTGCTTTGGTTCGAAGGTATGCCTCGTAGCGTTCCTCATGGTTGCCCAGCTTGAAGTAAATTGGACAGTCAAGCTCACGTTTCAAAATACCAAGCAATTGGCGGCAGGCTTCAAGTTCAGCAGCGAAGCCCCTTTTTCGTGGGTCTTTCTCGTATCTGCTCAGAGCGTAACAGTCCAACGTGTCACCATTCAAAACCACAGCGTTGACCTTCTTCTCTTTGCCGTACTCGATAGCTTTAGTGAGTGCTTGGATGTTATGGTAAGGAACGTGAATGTCCGACAGTAAAAGGATTCGGTTGTTGCCTTCTGGAAGAACGAAGGGATCCCACTCCTCCTCATCGCTTTCGGGTAGCCCGAATGGGTTCGAAACCCCCAACGCTTTAGCGTGTTGTGCCTGTTCAGTTTTGAACTGTTGCGCTCCTGTCCGTTGCCTATGTACATCTCCAGATTGTCCGCGATAATATCTTATTTTAGACCGTACATCCTCAATATCTTTAAACACCTCCACGTTATCTTTATAAATCAAACGTGCAAGCGTTAGACTTGGAAGCTTTCCCCATTCAGGATGCTCCAAATACTCTTTTACAATTTCTCCTTTCATCTGTGTTGTGCCATTATTCGTTCTCGGTAAAACTTCGGGTCGATTTCCCGAATCTGTTTAGCCAGTTCCATCCATTTCCGTTTGGCTTCTTCTCGCTCTTCGGCTGTGGATTCTGTTCCTAAGTTAGCTTGGATTGTGGCATTCTGCTGGAGGAGTTCGTCTATCTGCTCACGAACTTCAGCATCTTGATAATAGTAGTAGTTCATCTACTGATTATGTTTCGACCAATGCCAACACCTACATAGTGCTGACCATTATAGCCGTAGTTTGCGCTAAGGTAGGTTTTTTTTATAGACCCATGCAAACCGACCCCGAACATCGGGACATACTGGCTTTCAAAATCAGAAATCAAGCCGACGTTACCGTGAACTCCGAGTGCAAATTTTGACCCTCCTCTCTTAGGTAAGTGGCTTATTACTAAGTTTTCCGTGATGTTCTGATAGTTCTGCCACCTTACCCGGACATCATTGACCGTAGTATCATAACAGTTGACCTCTGACAGCCATGCTTCGACTATCTTAACCGTGTCTACCTTTAACAATGTGTCTAAACGAGTAACTATCTTTTCCGAGTAGATGGTATCGTGTCGCGTTATTATTTCCTTACGGACAAACCTTACCGTATCAGTTCGCCAACGGTCAACATATTTGGTTGTGTGGATTGGTTTCTCGATGGTTACGGTTTGAATTTCACCGCTTCCGCATCCTTGCCAAGCTACAAGAACGCCCAGCAAGAACGCCAAAATGTAAGGTGTGTATACCTTTGCTAAATGTATTGTGATGTCCCTTCCCAAAGTTCGATTTCTGCTTCTCGCCTTCTAACTAAACCGTTCAGCACCTTACCGCCTCCTTTATTCCATCTTCTGAACTGCTCAGGAATACGAGCGAAGTCAGGGTTTGAATTTAACCAAGCCAAAAGAGTTGAGTTTGAAAAGTTGCCAATTCCTACGTTGTACGTGAATGAAATAAGAGCCGCTAATTTATGCGCTGGAAGCTTTACCTCCACCACGTTTTTCACTTGCTTCTCTACGGTTTTAATTGTATCGAGCAGCATCTTCTCCGCTTCCGCCTTGTCAATCTCAGGGTCGTCCATTGTAACCCGTTCGCCATTTGCGTACATGGTATTCCCGTAACCGATTGTTGGAATGTTAGCCGGGCATAGATAAGGCTTTGAAGAGTAGCCTTCAAAATCCTTTATTACCTCTGCGGCTAACTTTGCCGCGCTTGGTCGTGTCTTTTTGGTCACAGTTTCCATCTTTGCAGTTACATTCTCTTGGTGCGATATTGCACCACTTTACATTTTGCAACGATTTTCTTTTAGTTCTGAGCGCATTTCAGTCAACGCTTTAGTGTTCTCGGCAATCACATCGCTGAACTTGTCAACGTGCTGGTTGTTAGCTTCTTGCCATTCTTTCCTTTCCTCACGGTGAATGTCGGTCAGCTTGTTCAGATAGTAAACTAACACAGCAAGAAAGATTCCAGCAATGCCGTAGTTAGCAAGTGATTCTAAAATTGCGTTCATTATAACACTAAGTTTCCTTGTTCATCGATTTCAGGAACGATGCCGTATTCAAGCAATCTTGCAATCCAAACTTCCTCGTCCGTTGTAGTTTCCCAAACGTGAATTGTATCAGTTCGTTGATTCGGGTCTGTCCATCCGTAACTTAATACAGATGTTTTATCGTCACCATCAAAAGTGATCCAATACGTTCTAACTGTGGGATTTATTATGCTGTTCATCTTATACTGATCCTCCGTCTGTTATTGTCCAACCAAAATTTGAAATTAGTGATGTCCTTGCTGCATCTGCTGCTCCTCCTGCCGTGTATTGACTTCCACCGAAATGTATGTTTATCGTGTGCGGATAGCCTACACCGCTTGGATATGCAGCTTGTAATGTAGCCTCCCATCCAATTAATGTAGCATCATAATTTACTGTTGACCACACACTCTTGTAAATCATAAAGTTTGCAAAATTTGAAACATTCACTATGTTCCATGAAGCAAGATCACAGTTCAAAGCTCCATTTCCAAAAAACATTTGTGACATATTAGTTACATTGCTCACATCCCATCCACTTATATCATCATAGACAGAAGCCCCAAAGAATGCGCGAAAGAAATTTGTTGCACTGCTAACATCCCACGTATCTAACCCACTGTATGTTCCTCCATTTCCGTAAAAAATATCACTGAAGTTTGCAATATTTGAAACATCCCAACCTGAAAAACTTACGTTATTGAATGCATCGCAATCATTAAAACACCCGTCCAATGATAATCCCGAAATAACAGGAATATCAGTTGCTGTAATGTTGAGATTTTTACATCCTCTGAATGCTTGATAATTGAATGATGTGAATGCAAAATCAAACAGTCCCCAGTTCGTTATTTCAATTATTTTTAACTTATCACCACCGTTCTGAAATCTCCAAGCACCTATATTGTTATTGCTGTAATCACTAATTGTGATGGTGTAGATTCCACTACTTGCATAAACATGGGTTCTGTTGGCATAATCAAATGGAGATGTAGTACCATCTCCCCAGTCTACCGTTCCACTATATGTTCCGTACGAAAGTAATGGTAGAACAACAGTATCACTTGCACTTCCTGCTTTCGTTGTGTCCCAAACTGAAACGAAGTCAGGGTTAGGTGAAGGTGCACCTCCTCCACCTTTCAAAAATGGTAATCCTATGCCGTTTCCTATTGCTGGCATAGCTTATTGGTTGTAGATTATAACGCTTCCGCTTGACATGGTGATGGCTGTGATGGCATCTCCTGAAGGTACTACGATGTAAGCCCCAGCTTTTACCGTTGCGCCCGTTAAGCCGAAGTCTGCAAGGGCATCAACGCCATCAACTTCAAAGGTAGTAAAGACGGTATCTTCTTGTGCTATTATTGCGTAGCCTTTTAAACTCGTCAACGCTCCCGTTCCTGTTAGGAGTTTGCAGCCGCGTGTTCCGATTAGTTTCTGTGATTCAGTCATTTTAGTTTGGTATTTGACACTTGTTGTAGTCGTATGGTTGTGTAATTGAAAGTACGCAAGAATGTCCGCTTACTTTGTCATCAAATCGCTCGGTAAATGGCTCAAGCGTTACGCTCGTCTGGATTGACAAATCCGTAGTATGCAATTGCCGAAAGTAAGCCACGAAGTCCAGTAGAACTTGGATGGTGTCGCTCATTACTTCCTGTTCGTTCTCTTCGCCCGGAAGAACCCTGTCCATTGCCAACAGTCGGATGTTGTAGGTCAATGTCCTTTCATTTAGAACAACGCTCTCCTCGATAGCCCACAGAACTAAATAATCAAGCTCCTTTGGGTTTATCTCCCAAACGTCCCCCTGACCGTACTGCCTCACCTGAAGGTGCGCGTTCGCCTGAGTTTCGATTAGGGTTAGTATTTCGTTGAGCGTGTACATACTTCTTTAGCTTCTCTTGATTTCGTCTACTTGCGTTTGTACTCATATTTTTCCTCCAATGAAATAAACTTCGGTCTACGTCCGAGAAACATTCCTGTTGTATAGGTTCGTGTATCGGGCTGGATTGTATCAAGACCATCGTCAGGGTTAGCGTAAGCTGGGTAATCCGATTCGTTCTCTAAAAGGAAAGTAACCAGCCTCTCGGTGTACCATTCCGCTTTGTCCTTGTACCTCTTTGAGATGAAGTTGATTTCATCAAGTGAAGCGTTGGAGCTGTTCTCAGAACTCTGCTGGTGTAACCCTTTGTTTAGGAACTTGTAGCTTATCGCTGTCGGTGCTTCTGCCTGAACCCAATACAACAAAGACGGCTGAATGTAATCCTCCAAAAGTGTAAGATTAGCAGCCGTTAACGTGGAGTTCGTTATCTGTGTCTTGAGTTCGTTGTATAATGTAGTGCCAATCTTGTGCTGGATGTGAATGTCCTGACACATCAATACCACAGGTCGCAGATATTTGAAGTCGATATTCTCGTGAAGGAGCGTGTTGTCCTTGAGAAACGTCTCTGATATGAATAGTACGTTAGCCATTCTTCTTAATTCTCATAAGTTTCTGCTCCCAGTAGTGTCGGCAATGGTAAGACTTACCCCAAAAGCCACCGCCTCGCATCCATACGTTTCTATTTTGACTTACTCCGATGTCCTGAATCTCGGTTAACTCCCAAGTTCTATTCTCCTTTTCAACTAATTCTATCAGTTTCCTACAAAACTCTCGTGTGGTTGGAATGATAGCACCTCCAGCAACACCCGGTCTTTTTGCATACACGTAACGGATAACGAACTCTTCTTCGACTGGTGGTATTTCTTCAAGCAACCGCTCGCCTTCTTTCGTTACCTCAACAGTTCTTTGCGTAGAATCAAGCACCTCGTCTATTGCTATCTTGATAGCGTTCGCTTCGTTCAATCTTTGAAGCCCAGCCATTACCCGTTCAATGGATAACTGTAGCTGCTCGGCTATTGCAAGGAATGGAGTAGCTGGGTTCTCCTTTAGGATGTTCAGGATAGCCGTATCAAGTGGGTCTATCTCAGCAAACCAATACTTTCGGTTCAATTCCTCGTGAAGTCTCGCGGAGGTTTCAGATTCAAAGTTTAACGCCTTGCCATTTCCGACTGGTTCGTAATCCGTAGAACCGCAGTTCTTGAAGTACTCAATAAGAACATCGTCCTCATCCTTTGAAGTCTTTGCAGCTTTTAGTGGTTGCTCAAGTTTAGGAAGTCCGATTTTCTCGCGTATTTCCTCTTGCGTCATTACGCTAACAACCGTGTTCTCGCTGAACTGAATAGATATCGGCTCGGTGTCTTGAATAAACAGACGGTTCGAAAGTCCTTGCAATGCTGCCAACTCATTGAACACTCTTTCGATGAACTGCTGTCGGTTGTTCACGTAGGTGTTTTGGAATAACTCAAAGCTGTCTACCAATTGGTTTCTGCTCGTGAAGATTCCGTCCTCTTTGATACCAAATAGTGCTGGGTCAGTTACTTGATGTCCAGCGTATATTTCCCTTTGAACGGTCTTATTTAAGATGTCAAAACGCTTGTCGAAGTCGTTACCATTAAGCTGCTGGATTTCTACTCCTCTGTCTCGTGAATCAGCAAAGTTCAGAACGATTGAATTTGCGTTGTCCGTGCCCGTGAACTTGTCCTTTATCTGTCGCTCGATTTCCTCTTGTTCTTCAAGGGTCGGTTCTCCGTTGTAGAAAGACACAATCGTGCCTCCGACAAAGTTATTTTTGACAGCGTTCAGATGGAAGTTTGCTATTTCTACATCAAGCTCAATGTAACCCGTTGACCCTAAATAGGTCGGCAATGGGTAGTATTTGCAGTCAGGTGAGTAGCCTTTGACGTAAAGTAGCTGTTTGCCGCTCGGTTCTTTCCAATTGAAAGCGTCTATTTCCTCAACGACAGGGTTGTGTTTCTTCCAATCTTCGGAGTAGTAGTACTTCGTACCGTCCTCATTTGACCGATAACGTGCAAAGTCTGCATGATAAATAGCTGCTATCTTGTCGTTCAGTTGGTTGTAAACGATTTCTAACGCGAAGCCGTTATATAACTCGTAATCAAGTGCAACCTTCTCAAGGATGTCGTTAAGGCTCTCGTATTGGTTAGGCTCGTTGATGAACTGCTGAAGCCTTGCAAGCCCCATCGTGTCCAACCTTTCCGC